GTGCCGCCTCTTCCTCACTATCTGCAAGTAAAGCGATATTGTTCGCTGACTCTGTCGCTTGGTCACTGTCGCCAATAACCGCGAATAATTCTCGATAGATGCCTTTAGCATCGTCAGCACTCATTCCCGCTTGTTCAAAGCCCGCTGTTAACTTAGCCATATTGACGCGGAACTCTTCTGTCGCTGGTCCTAAAGCCACCAATGCAGTAACAGCTCCCGCGATTGCAACGCCCGCCACTTTCATAGCTGCTTTTACTTTGTCACTTGCAGCCTTAGCTGTATCACTAAACTTTTTAAAATTTTCTTTTCCTCGGCTTGATAAGTCTTGTACTTCTTGTCTTGCCTCGTTTACGCCTCGTCTTAGTTCTTCAGTCTCGGCTGTTATTCTTATTCTTAATTCTTCAGTCATTTACTCTTTGCCCACCTCCTTGCTTTTTGTATAAGCTTGAGCAAATTGTTTAAATCTTAAAGCCGACAATTCGTCAATTTTTTCTTGCTGTTGTTCTTGTAGTTCTTCTTTATCAAATAAACCAACGTAAGCGTCGCTTATCTCTGGTATTCTAACGCTTGACGAGTAACATCTTGCAAAGTGTTTACCTATCAAAGACGCTAAAATATAGTCAAAGCTAGCTCGCTCTTGGTCTTCTCTTTTCTTAACTCTTGTTTTACTTTGTATAACTCTGTCTAGTTCAGCGAGTGTCATATTCCAGAAGTCAAACTCCGATATATTAAAATCAAGTGCTATCTCTAGCCAGTTATACACATAGTCTGTTAATAACTCGGAAGAGTTCGTGTCTCTTCCGTCAGTTAGTTTTTTTCGCTTGTTTCCTTGCCGTCTCTGATGATACCTGACACCCTATACACGTCTAAAATAACGCTTAAGAAGTCTGTCATTGAGTTTTCCTCTAGGTAATTGTCGAAAATATCACAAGCATCGTTATAATTGATACTGTGTTGAAATTGTTGCAAGCTATAAAACAAAATATTTACCATAGTCGTTATGCTTGGAATTTCGTCCCCAGTTCCGAAAATAGAAAGCGGGTTTTTTCCGATAGCTTTCTCAAGTGCTACAAGGTTGCGAGTAGCAAGTCTCAATTTATACTCTTTGTCTTTTACTTTAAAATCTACATATAACATATTTTTCTCTCCTTTTATTTAAAAAAATAGGGAGGAGAAAGAGAGTCAACTCCTCCCCACTCCCCGCGGGTTTAATTAAGCAGCTGTTCCCCAAATCATAGATGAGTCTGGTTTAATTGATAATGTATAAGTTAAAGCTGCGTTAACTCCTACACCGTCCAATTTAACTGTACAAGCTCCGCTGAAAGAGCAAGTTGTGTTGTCTGGTAAAGTAACAACAACTTCTTGAGAACCGTCTAACGCGCTTAACTCGTTAAATTGTGCTTGTTCATATAAGAATTTAAAAGCTAAGCTGTCGCCATAGTTTAAAATCCCGTCTGTATACATATGAGCGTCGTCAGCTAAAGTAGTAATTTCGATAGCTTCTGACTCTCCTCCTAGTTCTGGTATCTCTTGTAAGTTAGTTAAAACTTTTTGTCCTACTTTCAATGTAATACCTTTTGAAATAATAGCCATATTTTTGCCTCCTTTTAGTAATCTTCTAAGGCTAAAGCCTCGTATGTCATAATTTTTTGCATCATAGTACTCTCACGATCGTGTAACTCATTACAGCTGACTCTTTTCCACCCCTTAGGACGTAAAACGTTGTCAATCTTGAGAGCGTATTCTTGTAAGTCTTCTATTCTATTAGCCCAAACTTTCACTTGATACTGTATAGAGCTATAACCTAGCGTGTCGCCTGTGTCTGTTGCTACGTTTGCAACTTCCATATAAGAGATACAAGGAACGCTTAGCCCTCGATGCAATACAAGCTCATAGTGTGTCGGTAAAATAGTTTTGAGAGTACTAACGATGTCTTTATGAAAGTTAACCATTGTTTACACTCCCCTTTAAGATATTTTTTATCTTTTCGCGGTTTTCAATTAGCGCTGGTCTTAAGTAAGGCTGCGGCTTTTGCCCGCTTGTTCTGTGCCAGTTGCCCTCGTCGTCTTGATAGTTCCAAGGTACGTCAACACGCCCGCCATTTTCAGCAAATAGCCCCGTCCCGTATTCAACGTAAGGCGCATACTCCAAAGGCGTAAAGACTATACCGACAATCCCGTCTGGTGTTTCTTCCACTTGGCTTTCTATCGAGTTTCTTAAAGCTCCTGTGTCTTTTGGCGCTTTTTGTTTTGCGCTCCGCTCGACTAATGCACAGCATCGCCCCATAGCTTGCTTATAACTTGACGTGTCGCCTAAGTCTTCAATACTTCTTAAAACTTCTGTAAGCCCCTCGAACTCTATCGCCATTTTTACATTCTCGCCATAAAGACTTGTTTTAAGCGTCCCGCTGGGTTTACATAAAGCACTTTTAGCTTTTCAGTACCGTATTGAATAACATAACTAGCGCTCACGTTTTTGTTATGAGTTAAGCCCACGAACTGAGCCCCGCTGTATAGAGGACTTTCTTGAATAGACTCTGACGCGAAATTAATTGACATTTTTATTTTGTCTTCTGCTGCCACCGCTTGAGGTTGTCCGTACTCGTCATTATTGTCTAAAACATAATAGCTGTAACTTCTCATATTAACGTTAATCATATTAAACCACCTTTAATTTACGTTTGCGGTTAAGTATAGCCACGATCTCGGCTGGGTAGCCGTCGATATATGACTCACTAACTCCGCTATAAGATTGACTAGCTAGCCCCTCGGTGTTGATACGATTTAGCTTGATAAGTGCTATTTTTTCGACACAGATGTTAAGCTCCTCGTCAAGCTCTCTATTACAATAACTTTTAACCTCAGCTGTGGCGTGTCTTATACATAGCTCGATTTGAGCGTCTGTATAGTTAGCGGCTGCGTCGCCTAACATTATTTTTATATCTTCTGTCATAATGTCCTCCTAACTATTTAGAGAGCGGGAAAAGCCCCGCCCTATTCATTTACTAAGCTTCTGGAGTAGTAAATGTCATTTTAATAGATTTAGTTTCGTCTACTAAAGCCATTAATCCGTGTCTTTCGTAGACAACAGTGTTGTCTTTAGTTTCGATATCTCTGTCTTGTTCAACACTTCCGTCAGTTTTAACAAAGAATTTAACTTGGTCTTTAGCTGTAATATATAAAGTGTTAGCTGGAACTAATTTTGAGCAAATACAAGGTACTCCTGAAAGGTTACCAAATTGTCCAGTGTATAAAATTTCCCCTTGACGGCTTGCTTTGTAGTCAGCGTCTTTTCTGATAGCTGCTTTTCCGTCTAAGCCCATAACGATAAACATATCGCTTTCAACTTCTCTGTTAATTTTAGCTAAAGCGTCAACGATAGCATCATAAGTTAAAGCTGGTGCTGAGTGTGTATTTGAGATTTTAGCTAATTCTGCGAAATATTCGTCTTTAATTTCGTTAGCCATTAAAGTAGATGCTCCAGTTGTCATAACGTCTAAGATATAAGGGTCTTGCATAACGTCCATATCGTTATAACCGAAAGTTTGTTGATATCTTTCTACTACATACTCAGTAGGTTCAAAAGTTACAGCTCCCTTAGTAGCGTTTTTAGCTCCTTTTGCTAATTTTTCAACTTTACCAGCGTATGTATATTTATTTACTACTTTCTTTAAACCAGCAGCTAAAGCTAAAGAGTTGTCAGTTGTAAATAATGAATTTACGTTAACATTTGAGTTAACTAAGTCTGTCATTTTGTTTTCTAAAATAAAATTTTCGTACATAGATTATTCCTCCTATTTTGTTAATTTTTCGTAGAGCTCTTTATTTTCTGAGTACACTTTTGCTTGTTCGTGTAAACTCATCTTGCTAAATTGCTCTTTTGTAAGGTTGCCGCCTGTCATTACTCCATTACCTTTAGGCGCTCCCCCTGTTGCTGCAAGTCTTCTCTCGACTTCCGCTGTAACGGCTGCTTTGAAAAGCTTGTCTAGTTTGTCAATGCGTTCTTGGCTTGCCTCGATATCTTCATCAATTTTGATGATGTCAGCAAACTCAGCGCTCAAGTTTCTAGATGATAAGACGCTCTTAATCTCACTAACATTTTTTTCGACTTCATATTTTGCGACTATTTCCTCTAATTCCGCGATGCGGTTGTCTTTTTCCGCTTTCGCTCTTTCGTCCCCGTCTAGTCTTGATAATGACATTTCTTTTTCGTGTTTCTTTTGTTGAGTCTTAAGAGCTTGTTGTACTCTTTTGTCAGACTCGCTTTGAATAAGCGCTAAAACTTCCTCTCTAGTGTATGATGTTTTAGCTTGTTCTGTTGTTTCTTGTTCGTTAACGTTAACTTGTTCTTGTTCCATAATTTCCTCCTAAGTTCTAGCTCTATGACTAGCCCTTTTTTATGTATTAGTTGCTTGTTTAATGTCTAGCCCCTAAAAGACAATCAATCTTCTACTACGGGAATAACTGAGCATCGACAGCGCGGGTGTACAGGTACAGGCGACGGCTCATTGATGCCGTATCTTTTTTGATGAAGTTTTCCGCACTCGTCACAAAGTCGCTCGTCTTTGTCCGCCCACACTTCAACTTCTCTTATGCCATAATCTTTATACCTTTGCTGAGCTGCTGTGTTTTGAATGTGTGACATTTCAGTTCTAACGATCGTGTCAGCCCTGTTGTAACTCACTCCAAAACGTTCCCGTAAATTCTTTTTTAATTGTGACGTCTTTTTTCCTGTAATTACACAGTCAATAAGCCCGTCATTTAACGTATTAATTAAGTCCTCGACATTTTCCCAAACTCTTTGCGAGAACGTTTTACCGTCAGCGCACCAGATAGAATTAATCAACTGTCTAGCACCGTCACGGCTTATTCTTGTAAATTCTCTTTTACTGTCAATGTCTATTGAGTAATAAACCTCAAAGAAGTTGA